ATGGCCAGCAAAACGACCTTTCCCATCGAGCAAGGCTTGCGCCCGCTCCTGAAGGACATGGGTATCCGCATCGACCACGTGCTGCGTCGGGCGGGCTTGCCCGAGGATCTGCTGTCGCGACCCACCGGCGTACTGACGACGACGGAGCACTTCCGCCTCTGGCAAGGCCTCGAAGCGGAAGCCGCCGATCCGCAATTACCGCTCCGCATCGCAGGGATGATCCAGGCGGACTCCTTCGTGCCGCCGCTGTTTGCGGCGCTGTGCAGCGCCAACATGACGCAGGCCGTGCAACGGCTGGCGACCTACAAGCGATTGATGGCGCCGATGCGCATGGAGACGTCGACCGGCGCCCAGGGCGAACTGCTGGTGATGCCACACTGGATCGGTGCGGAAAGCGGAGTGCCCTTCATCCTCGTCGCAACCGAGGTCGCGTTCCTGATGCGCCTGATTCGCTTGGGGACTCGTGAGCACATCCAGGCGATGAAGGTGACGCTGCCCACGTTGCCCGACCCGGCGCATGCGAACGCCTATGCGGAGTATTTCGGCGTCGCCATACGACGTGATGCAACGGCGTGCATCACACTGTCGCCGAGCGACGCAGATCGCCCCTTCCTCACTGCGAACGATGCCATCTGGGAAATGTTCGAGCCGGATCTTCGCAGGCGCCTGGGCGAGCTCGACGCGACCGCGACGACCGCACAGCGCGTGCGATCCGTTCTTCTCGAGTTGCTGCCTGGTGGTCAGTCGAGCGTCGAGGCGGTGGCCAGTCGCTTGGCGATGAGCACGCGCACGTTGCAGCGCCGGCTGGATGACGAAGGAGACAGCTTCCGCAGCATCGTCAATCGAACGCGCGAAGATCTGGCGAAGCACTATCTGACGCAAACGAAGCTATCGATCAGCGAGATCAGCTTCCTGCTGGGCTTTGACGATCCCAATTCCTTTTATCGTGCGTTCCACGGCTGGACCGGGCGGACGCCGGACAGCATGCGCAGCAAGGCCCTCCCGAACTGACGAGGCCACGCACCCAGCCACGAAGGGTCCTGCTTGCCGGCGCCACTTGGCTGGGCGGAGGACAGATCGCACCATCGACCTGGACGCGGACCTTTCCGTTGGCGGAACAGCAGTGCGTCTGGCGCGGGGCGCGCGGGCGCACTCCCCGCGACGGCAGTAAGAGCTGGATGCGACGGTGGTTGTTGGCACACCCCGCGGCAGAAGGCCGGAGTTACGAGCACGCGCCGGTGCGGCGACGGCGGAACCCAAATGGCGCCGATTGCCTTGGAAATGGCGCCAATTGCTAGAGCGCTGTCATGGCGCGCTTCCTACAGTGTCACCACGGTCCTCCCGGACCGGCAAGTCCGACAACGGAGAAAGCCAATGAACGCAACCGAAGCCATCGATCAACTCGACCCAAGGAAGTGGGGCGAGACAGCTCCAGCCGAGCGTTTGCGCCTGCTGGAGGAGGTCCGAGCCAACCTGAAGAAATACGGCGACGACCTTGCGGTCGCCGACAGTAAGATGAAGAACGGCATCCTCGGCGCGCCGCTCTATTCCGACCCTGTATCCAAGGTAGGAACCGTCGTACCGATGGCGAGTACCATCTCGGCTGCCATCGACCTTTATGAGTCGATCGTGGACGGCAGCATGCTCGCGCCGCTCAGCGTCGAAAAGGTCGGCGACAGCCTGTACGACATCTATGTCTTTCCGCAGCAGCGGAAGGACAAATTGATGTACGCGGACCGGAAGGATCGCATTCGCGTGAGAGGCGAACCGAAGCAGGTCAATCCGATGGACAAGCCCGCCGGCATCATCGCCGTGCTTGGGGCCGGAAACTACAGCTCTTCGCTCGAGATGCTCAAGGCGATCTTCTTCGAGAACTGCGCGGTCGTGCACAAGCCGCACAGCCTGAACGCAGAAACCGACAAGGTCTGGGAAAAGATCATGCAGCCGCTGATCGTCCATCGCGTGCTGAGCTTCTGCGATTCCGACCAGGGGCGCGCCCTGACTGTCGATCCGCGCCTGACCAAGATCTACTTCACTGGCGGGACCGGTACGGCCGAAGCCATCATGTCCGCCACCGATACGCCGCTGGTTGCCGAATGCGGTGGTAACAATCCTGCGATCATCGTGCCGGGCGATCGTCCGTGGACGAGGAAGGAGATCGAGCACCAGGCGGTGCAGATCGCCACCATGTCGAAGCTGAACGGCGGTGCGGTGTGTGGTCGCATCCAAACCCTGGTGACCAGCAAGCATTGGCCGCAACGCGTGGAATTCCTCGATGCGCTGCGGATCGCGCTGCGTGACACCACCCCCGCAACCGGCATCTATTACCCGGGTTCCGACAAGGCGCTCGAAGGCTTCCGCCAGGCCTACCCGGATGCGGAAGTGCTCAAGCCCGAGGGAGGCCGGTATCCGCATACCGACATCATGCTGATCACAGGGGTTGAACCCGGTGGATACGCCTGCGCGAACGAAGCGTTCAGCCTCGTCATCAATGAGGTACCGCTTGACCTGCCGCCCAACGCGGTGCAATTCCTTCCCGGAGCAGTCGAGTTCTGCAACACGCAGCTGCTCGGCACTCTCGGCGCGGCGATCCTGATCGACGAAGACACCAAGAAGACCCATCAGGCGTTGCTCGAACAGGCCGTAACCGATATGGAGTACGGCGGCATCGCCATCAACACCATGCCGCCCTTCATCTTTCTCAGTCCGTATCTCACCTGGGGTGGCAATGAGGCCGGCAAGACGTTCGTTTCCGGTCAAGGCAACTTCGGCAACCTCCTCAACTTCGAAAACGTAGAGAAGTCGATCATCGAAGCGAAGTTCATGTCGCCAGGCCACATGATGAACACCAACAAGCAGGCCTTCGACAACATGGCCGGAAACATGTCGACGTTTGCCGTCGAGCCGACCTGGATGAACCTCACCTGCCTGATGGGCGACGCCATTCGGGACAGCTTCCGCAAGAAGGATTTCTGAGCCAAGTGCTCGAGGACGAAAACAATGACAACCCAGACCATTCTCATCACCGGCTGCAGCAGCGGCATCGGCCGCACAACTGCCAAATACTTTCAGGAGCGCGGGTGGAACGTCATTGCGACGGTCCGCTCGAAACCCGATAAGGACGAAGAACTCAACGCGCTCGAAAATGTCCTCGTAGCGGAGCTCGACGTCACGGTGAAGGGCACCATCGAGGACGCGATCGCGGCCGGGATCGAGCGTTTCGGCAAGATCGATGTCGTTCTCAATAATGCCGGATACGGTTCTTACGGCCTGCTTGAGGCGACGCCTGAGCACAAGATGCGCAAGCAGTACGACGTCAATGTCATCGGCCCGATGCTGGTCATGCAGTCGATCTTGCCGCATTTCCGCAAGCGTGGCGGAGGCGCGATCATCAACATCTCGTCGATGGGCGGAAAGATCACCTTCCCGCTGGGCACGCTGTACCACGGCTCGAAATTTGCAGTGGAAGGCATGAGCGAGGCGCTGTCCCATGAGCTCGGTCCGATCGACGTCAAGATCAAGCTGATCGAGCCCGGGGTGATCAACACCAACTTCGCCGGCAGCTCATTTGACATGAACGTCGATCCGGGCCTCACCGAGTACAACCCGCTTGTCGAGGCCGTAACGAAGGCGTTCGCTGCAGCCACTGGTGGTTCCGATCCGATTGTCGTGGCGCAGGCTGTCTGGGAAGCGGCCACCGACGGCAGCGACCAGCTGCGCTATATCGCCGGAGAAGACGCCACGCAGATCATCGCTGCGCGCAAGCAGATGGAAGACCCGGAATACCTCGCGCTGGTGCGTAGCCAGATGGGACTCTGACAGGTGTAGGTGCACCAGGAGTGACAGGCGGCAGCACTCACTCCGGCCAAGGGAGGGGGTGGCGGCGAGGAAAGCCAACGTTACCGTCTGGACGGTGATCGTACTGCCGCTGATGCCAAGAGCTTAGCGAGTGGAAGCAGCGGCGCGGGCGATCATGGCGGCAAGTAGCGCAGGCAATATCGTCCGCGTCGGTAAGCGCCTCATGGGCACGTTGCCAGAATCCACGCACTACCCGCCGAGCTTCTGGCGTGACGCATCACGTTTATCTATTGCCATCCTTGTTGGACGCCTCGGCGTCGGGGGTGGGGTCACGCACGCCGAACCGTCGTTCTCGACGAATTCTGAGTGCTTCGGCCAGGTAGATCACGCTGGATTTCGCCGTAGCCACCGACCACCAGGTCATGTCGCAAGGCTCCAGCTGGTGACGTGGCCAGCCTGGAATCCAGAACCAGGCCCAAGAAGCGTCAATAACCCGATACTACATTTCGCATAATGTATAGACGGTGCCGCATCGAAGCCCGCCACCGCCGCCTGAGCCTTGTGGGGCAGGGCAAAGCCGACGGCCAGGCAGAGCGCCATGGCAGTTGCTGCGAGTTTCCGCCAGACCGCCTTTTCTTCTCGGCTGATTGCGCGCGCCTCGCCGACGATTCCCAGGACACGCGCCAAGGGAATACCGCTTAAGCCCGCGATGGTTGCGCATACCACGGGGTCGGGTAGCGCCCTCGCATGCCTGTAATTGCTGATTGCTGAGCGGCCAACGCCAAGGGCCGCTGCGAGTTGGTTATCGCTGCTTACTCCGGCTGCGACCTTGCACGCGTCGAGCAGCGAATTGATGTCCTGCATGTTCATGCCCCTTGACAGGCTGTGTTCAAGGGGAATATACATGCACCCGATGTTCATTGACCTTGAACATTGCCGCCACGGCACCCCAAGGCCGCTGGCGGGCCCCTTCGGAGGCAAGAGCGAGGCAGCACACGTGAGCAAAGGCACATCACGCCCACAGGGAAGCGACTGTCGGTCAGCTCTCCATCAATTTTGCATCTTCAGCACCGATGCGCGATTCCAGCGACCTTGCGAGCCCGCGCGGCCCCTCAGTGTCGCGAGCGATGGCAGCCGGGACATCAGCCAAGACCTTCTGCATGGCACTGGCGCTCTTCTGAAGCACTCGCGACATGAAGGAAGAAGCAATGTTCGCGAACGCGCCTTGACGTTCAAGACTTTCAATAACCTCGATAAGCCCATTCGCGTGAACCGTTGCCCGGGCCATCAGCAATGCGCTCTCTCCGGCGAGGTTCGCACCATGCCTATGCGCCTTGAACTCCTTCAGGTGCTCCTTCAACGGAATGAGCTCATTGGCAGAGACGATGAGCGGGGACGTCGTAGAGATGTAGCGCTCGACTTGTCGAACGAACGCGTCAAGGTTCGTTTCCATCAACTGCGCGCGATAGGCAAGCTCTCCGTACTTGTTGAGTTCAGCCAACACTTCCCCGTACCTCTTCTCGCGCCGCTCATGGACCTTCAACTTGAGCTCGCTTGCGGAAAACCTGATTGCACCAATACCAATAGCCCAAGTACCAAACGCAGCAACCCAATCCGCAGCGTTTCCAGCGTCGAAGCATTTCAGTGGAATCTGGCTACCCAGGAGTGCAACGGCAGCTATCGCCACTCCAAGTACGAACCCGAAAAAGAAGAGGAAGGTTATCGAACCCTGGCTCAGGGCCATCCTCACCTTAATGCTCATGCCACCCCCTGTGGTCTCAGAATGAATTGGGGAATTTTGGCATGACCGAGCCCCTTCTCGCATTTGCCCTGTTTGCAGGAATTGCTATCACGTCGATCGGCTGCGCTCGCATCGTCTCGTGGCTGCTTGATCGACGTGATCACACCGCCTCGCAGCAGTCGCGCGAAGCCGCCTTCGTCGCCCAAGCACGCGTCGACCTGGCCGCAACCGGCTGGACCCCGGATGACGAAACCCTCTATCAGGCCGAAATCGCAGCTACAAAGCGCCGCGACTTGCTGGCCGCAGCAACTTACGCCGATCAGCGGGAGGCCGCTCATGGATAAGCCCATGCGAGCCTTGGTCGCCTGTGAGTACTCCGGGCGTGTGCGTGACGCACTCCGCCGGCGTGGAGTTGATGCCATGTCCTGCGATCTGTTGCCGACTGAGGTGCAGGGGCCTCACTACCAGGGCGACGTGCGAGACGTGCTGTATGACGGCTGGGATCTCCTTATCGCTCACCCGCCGTGCACCCACCTAGCCGTATCCGGCGCTCGGTGGTTCAAGCACAAGCAGAAGGAGCAGGCCGAAGCGCTGGACTTCGTGCGTCTGCTGCTCAACGCCCCAATCCCGCGCATCGCCCTGGAACAACCTATTTCCGTCGTTGCGAGCCGGATTGCGCCGACTTCTCAGGTCATCCATCCGTGGCAGTTCGGGCACGGGGAGCGAAAGACCACCTGCCTGTGGCTGATCAACCTCCCTCACTTGGTGCCCACCAACATCGTTGAGGGTCGCGAAGAGCGCGTCCATCGCATGGCACCCGGCCCGAATAGGTGGAAAGAGCGGTCCCGCACCTTCCAGGGCGTCGCAGATGCCATGGCCGAGCAGTGGACGAATGTGGAGCAGCTGCCGTTGATGCTGCCGTTGGCGGTGGCCAATGGCTGACGGCGCGCCAGCGACGGCAGGACTCCCCTCGTCTAACAGGGGAGTCAGTGAATTCAGGAACGCCGACGGAACCCTGACGGTCGGCATTGACTGGTTTTCCGCTTCCATCGACATGCTGGAAACCCTTCGACAGGTCGGCTTCCTTGATGGCGACTCGTATGAGGATATCCGGCAGTGGATTGACCTGACCGGCGACAACGCCCGCGTCGTGGCGCTCCAGGTGTTCTGCTGGTTCTTCGCCGGGCTTGGCCTTGAACTGGATGAGACGGCGAGCCCAGGCCGCTTCTACCAGTGGCGAATCAAGATCATCAATGCGGCCAAAGAGTTCGTGGGCATGATCGAATTGGGCGGGGAGCACTGCCGCCGCGCGGACGGCACCTACACCGTTCGCATAGAACTCACGGGCGATGGATGCAAGGCCATTGGCGCAGCGCGCTGCGGCCATGCGAAGCGGTGGCTGGAGCTTCGAGCGAAGCTCGAAAGCTGCGCCGGAAGAATCACCCGTGTGGACGTGTGCGCCGACGACCTGGTCGGGAACTACCCGCTGCGCCTGGCACAGACCTGGTACAGCCAGGGCGAGTTCGACAACCGTGGTCAGCGCCCCAAGGCACAGACGATTGACGATCACGATAGCGGTGACGGCAAGACGTTCTATGTCGGCGGCAAGAAGTCTGAAAAGCAGCTGCGCGTCTATGAGAAGGGCAGGGAGCAGGGCGACAAGACCTCACCGTGGGTGCGCTATGAGGCCCAGTTCCGTGCGTCTAACCGCAAGGAACTTCCCTTGGACATTCTGCGCGACCCCGCGTCCTACCTGCTTGGCGCGTATCCGGTGCTGCACTTCCTCCATTGCGTCGCTACACGCATCGATATCACCAAGGCCGCCGTTGAAGCGACCTGGAAGAGCGCCCGCCGACATGTCCGACGCCAGTACGGCGCGCTCTTGAACTTCATTGCAAAGAACTGCCCGGACGATCAGTCGCTGCGGGCGGTCATCGAATCCTGCACCTCGCCAAAGCTGCCGAGGTGGGTCACAGGCGACACAGCAGCGCATTGGCCCGAAATCGCGGCCGTACAACGAACCCAAGAGGGGTAACAGCACATGAGCATCAAGGTCACCGTCCTGAAGAACGAAATTGACGAACGCGGCGGCAGCTTCAAGAACGACGCCGGCGAGAACGTCGAGTACACCACCCGCAAGCAGAAGGGAAAGCTGGAAACGGGCGGCTTCGCCTATCCGTTCGATGTGCGCCTGGACAAGGGCCAACCTGGCTACCCCGAGGGCGAATACGAACTGGACGTGGAATCCATGATCCAGGTCAACAAGGGCGTGGCAACGCTGAGCAAGTTCACCGTGCTGCGCCAGCCGCAGAAGCCCGCACCGCGCGTGGCTGCACAGGGCTAAGCCATGGCCGTGTGCGTGACTCTGACCCCTGAGGGGACGCTCGTACCCACCGGGGAGCCTGCATCGCAGTGTGGTGGCTACGTGCTTGTGTCAGGGGCGGAGCACGCACAGGCCTCGATCCTCATCGAACTTTTCCAGTGGCCTGAGCCGGAAGTGGCCACTGGCTGGTTCTCGGGGGTGTTCACCTTGGTCCTTGCACTCAACGTGCTGGGTTACGTAGTGGGCGCCGTCGTGAAGTCGGTCAGTACAGAGCGGGATTGACCACCCCACCCAACGCGCACAACGCGCATCACAGAAGGAGTAGTGCAATGGATTTCGACAGCATCCTGACCGGCCTCGCCGTCACCAGCGCCGTTACCGCCATCATCGGCGCCGGCGCCATCAAGGCCGCACCTGGCTTTGCCCGCTGGGCAACCAACAAGGTTGCGACCTTCTTCCGCTGATCGCGGAAGAGTCACAACGGGGAGGGGCTGGGCAACCGGCCCCGATTCCTATGAGCCCACAGCCCGATGACGTGAGCACCGAAGAGAGCCAGGACGATTGGTGTCCCGAGTGCGGCGGTGATGACGTGATCGAGCTGGACGACGGGAGCCTGTGGTGTCCCGAATGCCGAGCGGTCATCGACTACTAGGGGATGGCGATGGATTTCAGCGGGGTATTTCTCGGGCTCTCTGTCGCACAGGCGGTGGCCGCCATCGTGGGTGCCGGCGCCGCCCTGGCACTGCCGCTGTTCGGCCGGTGGTGCGTGGAGAAGATCGCGGGGTTCTTTGAGGATCGCGAAGACCTGGACACCGATGACCATGCTGACGATGAGGCGGGCGAGGCGGATGAGGTCGTGTGCGGTGACACCGGCCACGACTATGACGGCGGCGAATGCGTCTACTGCGGCGCGCCAGAGAAGGGGGATTGACGATGCTCGTGTGCATGGTGTTTGCGTTCATCGGCGGACTGGCCGGTCACGCCGTTGCCCTGGCATTCAATGAGGCCAGCCAGTGATTCGACATGCCATCCTGACAACCGCGGCGATTGCACTGGCCGTTCTTGGCCTGAGCCTTTCCGCACCAGCACAGGCCGCCGGGTGTCCGGCGAGCGCGGGCATCTCCTATGCCGAGTGCGACGATCAAGGCGAGGCTTACGCAGCGGCGTGGGCGGCTGCGACTGAGCAGGCTGGCATTTCCAATGCCGGTGGTGGGTCCACATGGGTCCCAATGGTTGAGCAGGAAGACAACGCATACGTTGGCTTCGTACGGCCCTCGTATGCGTCCAGCGGTCGGTATGCGTCCAGCAAGCGCGGTTACAAGACCAAGTGCAGTGCGCGACCGGAGGAAACGAGCTGGAAGGGCGACAAGTCAGGCATTGGCGCCGTCTGCCACAACGGTTGCAAGTACACCGACAGCCTCTATGCGGGATCACCCACCGGCCACCTCTACACGCCCTCCGGCGACACATGCAAGGCTAACGAATTGGCGCCGCCTGAAATAGCCGACCCCGGCGAGGGCGGCGGTGACGGCGGCGGCACCGGTCCGGGCGATGGTGGTGGCGATGGTGGCGGTACCGATCCGGGTGGCGGTGACGGCGGCGGTACCGGCCCCGGCGGTGGTGATGGCGGGGGTGGCACAGGGCCTGGTGATGGCGATGGCGGCGGTACCGATCCGGGTGGCGGCACCGGACCTGGCCCAGGGCCGGGCACGGGAGAGGGCGGCGACGGTGGCGGGGCAGGGCCCACAACGGGACGGCTGTACAAGAAGTCGGGCAAGACCGTCGCCAAGGTGCTTGCCGAGTTCAAGGCTGGCATTGAGGGCGCCCCGATCCTGTCTAAGGTCAAGGGATTCTTTGGCACCTGCACGGGGGGCGGATCGTGCCCGACGGCGACTTGGGATGGCGGTCAGTATGCCGGCAAGTTCGACCTGGCCAGCTTGTGCAGCGGGCCGCTGTTGCAACTGTTCCAGTACGCCGGCTTCGTGTTCTTGGCGGGCATGGGTGTTGTCGCCTTGAGGTGGGCATTGCTATGAAGCGAAAACACCTGGTCGTGCTGGCCGCTGCGCTGGCGGTGCTGGTCCTGTCGGCATCCTGGGCTTACGCCGATGGCGTTGGCCCCGTGACCGCCATTACAGCCTGGGCCAAGGAACAGCTCACGTCGCTTTGGGCCGATTTCACCGACTTCATGACGGACCTGCAGACGGACTTCATCGAGCTGGTGCTGTCCTACGTCAAGGCGTTGGTCTACCTGATCCCGGCGCCGGACTTCCTGTCTCAAATGAGCTTCTGCGCGATGCTCACCGCGGCCGGTCCGTGGACGGCCTTCATCGTCGCCCAGCTTCGCGTTGGCGAGGCCATCGCGTTGCTCACCGCGGCGCTGGTCTTTCGCCTCGTGCGCGTGTTCCTGACCCTATTCCAGTGGACGTAACGACATGATCTTCGGTCACGAAGGACTGCCGCGGAGCGGCAAGAGCTACGAAGCGGTGCTGCATCACATCCTGCCGGCGCTGCGCGCCAAGCGGCACGTGTACGTGCGGTTGAATGGGGTAGGGGATAAGCTCGATAAGATCGCTGCGCACCTGGAAATGCCAGAAGAAGAGGTGCGCAGCCTGGTCCACGTGATGGGCGACAAAGAGGTCGTGGAGTGGTGCGTCTGCGACACTGACAATGACGGCGGGGTCACGTTCCCGCACATCGAGAAGCACGCCTTGGTGGTGATCGATGAGGCGCACGAGTACTGGCCCACCAACCGGGCGAACCTCCCGGAGCGGGCGGCCAACTTCTTTGCCAAGCACGGCCATATCAGCCTGGACATGGTCATCATTTCGCAGGACTGCAAAGACCTGCACCGGCTGATCATTCGCCGAATGGCGAAGAAGAACACCTACACCAAGCTCGATGCGCTCGGCTCGGATCAGCGTTATTCGGTGAGGTTTTACGCCGCCACGGGCACCGGCAAGTACGAGACGGTCGGCACCGAGACCCGGAAGTATGACCCGGCCATATGGGAGCTGTACCACGGCGTTCAACCTGGCATCGAGAGCAACGAGGTCTACAAGGGGAACACCCGCACGCTGTGGAAGACCTTGCGCGCGCCTTCAATTCTGATGGGTCTGGCGCTGATCGTCGGCGTGTACGTGCTCGGCCGGTTCTTCCTCCTGGGCAGCGATTCGACCGGCACGGCGGACAAGATGAAAGAGGCGGTCGCTTCGCAGAAGGCGGCCATCCCGGCGATGGGTCATGCACCCGGATCGCAACCGGCCACTGTGGTGACCAAGGTGGTGGATGCACCCAAGCAGAAAGAGGTTCTTCCAGCCGGCGTGCAGTACATCCTGGACATGGCAGTTCAGGCCAGGGCGAGGCACGCCGGCTGGTACGGGCACCGCGATCTTGTCGAGTTCCGCGCATTGGGCGGTGGCCAAGTGCTTGACCGGTTCACCACTGAGCAGCTTTGGGCTCTGGGCTGGTCCGTCAAAAGGACGGAGTTCGGCGTACTGCTGTCGGCGAAAGGCCACGAGATCATCGCGACCACCTGGCCCGTTGATCCGTTCGGCGAACAATCCGATTCGACCACCGAGCGCATAAGGGCTGCGGCGGGGTCGTCTGTGACGAGCGCGAGCGAGACACAGCCGACCACCGCCGCGGCGAACGGGAGCACCCTGATTGCAGTTGGCAAGCGCCCGCTGGGCACGTTCCCCGAGACGCCGCCATATCCGGCCAGCTTCTGAGTGTTGCGGCTTGTCACGTCGAGAAACCCATCGGTTAACATGCCTCCACGCCTCTGTAACGGCTATAGAGATTCGATCCGGATGCATTGGAGGAACAGCTTTCGCCGCCCCAGAGGGCGGATTGTAGGTTGTCCGCCAACGCGCTTCCGATGAAAATTCCGAGCGAAACAGAGAATTGCAGACCTGCAAAGGAGCTTGAGGGAAGCATGTTGAGATCTGTCGAGGCCGTCTATAACTGCCCGCGCTGCCGGGCGAATCAGATTACTTTTGATGTCCACTCGATTCACAAGGTTGGCGTCGCCTATCGTTGGCAAAAGATCTATGAGGCTTCAGCCGTCTGCCGAAAATGCAGCCTGATGAGCATCCTTGTTCTCAAAAGCTCGGAAGTAGATAGTGAGGATGAGGACGAAGCAGTTTCTGGCGGCGTACCAGTTTGCCTCAACCATGTTATGAAGGTTGACGGGCATGTAAGCTGCAAGGACGCTGCCGGAATTTCGCCACCAGAGCACCTGCCCGAACAGGTGAAAGCCGCATTCCAAGAGGGCGCGACATGTCTCGCGGTTGGTTGTATCAATGCCGCAGGCACCATGTTTCGATTGTGCGTTGATTTCGTTGCCACTGACCTTGTCAATGCCAACAGGGATAAACAGCCAGACGCCAGGACAAAGCGATCTCTGGGCCTGCTTCTTCAGTGGCTCTACGATGAGAACCGAATTTCGCCGGAGCTTCACGAACTGTCCGCCTGCATCAAGGATGATGGGAACGACGGAGCTCACAGAGGCACGTTGTCCCAAGCCGACGCAGACGACCTGCTCGACTTCACCATCGAGCTGCTGGAGTCCCACTACACGCGAAAGGCGCGACTTCAAGGGGCAGCCGAACGGCGCGCGGCGCGTCACCAGCAAGCTTAGCCGAAGCGGGGGTAGGGGCTACGCCCCTACGAACAACGCCTCACACGCGCTGATGCGGTTTCGGCCCACGACTCATGTAGACCACATTGGACGTCTCGGCGTCGGGGTCGGGATCACGCACGCCGAACCGCCGTTCTCGGCGAATTCTGAGCGCTTCAGCTAGGTAGATCACGCTGGATTTCGCCGTGGCCGAGGCCTTTCGTGTAGCTGAGGCCCGGGGAGCCGCCTCAGCCATCATCAGCCGCCATTCCCGCGCGATATTGCAGGTCAGGGACCACCAGGCCATGTCGCAGGGCTCCAGCTGGTGACCTTCGGGAGTGAACATGTGCCCAGCCTGGAAACCGAAGCCGGCCCAAGTGCCGGCCAGGTCAATTCGTTCGTGCGGATCGATCTTGATCATGCTGCGAGCTCATCCTTGTCGGGGGTTCCAACAGGGAGGCAAGAGCCAAGCCAGAGCCGCAGCCATTGCCAAGAGGACCCGACGAAGGCCCAGATTCGGCGGATACGACATTTCGCAATCTTGGTAGGTATGTTTAGTGTTGCATCAGTAACGGACTAAATTTAAAAGCGTTTTTGCCGATATAGCACATTAATCTGTTGCGCCTTTTGCATCGAGCCTTGTGTTGCGCGACTCAGGCTCCTAAGCGCAACAGGCCAACTCGTGGTCCGCAACACCCAGAACAGTCGCTGCAAGGCTTCTGACTAGTGGCCAGTCCCCCTCGCCGCTTGTCCCCTCTTTGAGCTTCAAAGCTTGCGGCTTCATGGGTCAACGCATTTTTTTATCGGTGGGGCTGAAAGAGGTCGCCATTACCGTCTCCATGAACCAGCTCGACGTGGAGACCTTGCCTCCCGACAATGATCGAAAGCTGCGGTCGCTTGTCTTTTCTCCCCGTAGCCAGTCGGCGCCATTCCGAGCGGTCCAATCCGGACGGGGTCGGGTAGTCCTCCGGGTGGGTGTGCCATTCGCCCAGATATCGTACCGTGCCACGTGAGGCGCGCCAGCGATCAAGGGCAAGCTTGGCATGACCGAATGGGGAGCGGTGAAAAAAGGTGCGCAGCCTGAGGTCCCAGATAGTTGGGGCTGTGGCCTGTTCAATGATCAGATGCTCGCCATGAACTGTCCCAAGAAGTAGCCCGCCTGACTCGGGAGCTTGATCGCCGTCTTGCACGTAGCGGGCAAACACATCCAAAGTGGCCGGCGAGAGATGAATGAGCTCGCCCAAGCCCGCCAGGTCATCGCCGACTGGCGACGCGACTACAACCAGGTGCGACCACACAGCAGCTGCGGTCGAATCCCGCCTGCCCAGTTCGCTGCCAACCACCGAGCACAACAAGCCGACAACGCAGTAACCTTCAACCCCGGGCTTTATCAGTAATCACTGGTATGGCCAGTGGGGGCAGGTCAAAGCTGAAGTCTGATCCGGATGGCCCAGATATCTTTCAGCTTGAGCGGAGCCTTCTGTCCGATCAGCTTTCCCTTGTTCCAAGGCTCGTGGGGCTGAGATGTGTGAAGAATTGCCAT